CTCGAAGGCTGCGATCCCTTCGCGGTTCACCAGGGCGTCAAACTTGGCAAAGCGCGGGTTGGCCTGGATGATTTGCGAGAGTCGGTTGACAGGCAGTTGGAAGTAGCCGACAAATTCCCGCCGCTCTGCTGGCGTAAATTCGTTCTTCAGCCGGTCCGTGACGTGTAGGATTTGCTGCAATCCTGCCAGCTTTTCTTTTTCTCCACCGTCCAGCCCCCCAAGGTTGAAGCTGTCCATGGCCTTTCTGGCGCTGATGCTCACTTCCTTGTCGGCAGCGTCCTTAATGGCCTGCTCCACCTCTTCCGGCTTCGCTTTGACCAGAAAGGCTTTGCCGGTTTTGGAGTAGAGAAAGCTTCTGACTTCCTGGCTTCCGGCCTGTAGCGATTCCTTAAACTCAATCGCCGCTTTTTCGTCGTCGGTCTTTTCGGCCCTGGTCGCATCTCTCGCAATATCGATATTCGCCGCTGTCGGCTCCATGCCCTTGGCTTGCAGATAATCCTTAATCGGCGCACTTAAGCCTTGCAGCGTCTTGTCCTGCCTGCCCTTCAGGGCCGTCATGAGCGGAGCCGCTGGGAGCTTGACCGTTCCGCTGGGCCGACCGCCGTCATAAATGTTGGCAAGCTCCTGCTGCTGCGGAGCCGTTAACAGCCTAGATTCTGGGGCCATGAAGGCCGCAGGGACCAGTTTGCCGGTTTCGTCCGGCATGAGAAGCCCGCCTGCCTGTGCGGTCAATGTGCGTGCCGCCTGGAGCCGTTGCGGAATGCTCAAGGCCTGCCCTGGTTGCGTCATGGCTTGCGGCGCACGCGGCAACGGGTCGGCAATCTCGTCTTGGCGAATCGGCTGGATCGGCAGCGCAGCAGGGCTAGGCGCTGGGAGTGGTCGGCCCTGGTCGTCAAACCCGCTGCCGTAGTTCATGGGATTGGGCGAGCCAGGCACCCCAGGAGAGCGCGCAGTGGGGAGAGCCGCCATGGTTATGGCGTCAGGCGTCATAAACCGCCCGCCTTGCGACAAGGGCTGCGGGGTAGCCGTATCTAGGGGGCTGATCTGCGGTCCTGCTGCGGCAGCGGCGCTTGAGGCCCCACGCGGCAATGTCGGCATCGCGGGATCGCCTAACGTGGGCGCGGCCTGGAGCGTGTTCTGCCCCGCCTCTCCGAAGCCCAGCATCTTATCCACACCGGGAAACTGCCCGACCTTCTCCGGTGCCGCTGCCAGCTCCAACATCAAGGCCGTGCCGACCTTCTGCCGTGCCTGCTGGATGGGCTCGTACTGGTCTTGCAGGAGGCGTTTTTGCTTCTGCAGCAACGCCCGCTCTGGGCCGGTAAAGATGCCGAGCACATCCCGACGCACCCGCGTGAAGAGGTCGGGATTCTCGAAGCTCTCCACATCGTTCTGATACGGCAGGGCCTTGTGCGCGGCGAGAAACGCCAACTTTTCATCCGCGTTCGGATACCGCTGGTCGAACTCAATCCGTTCTTCAGGGTCGAAGTCTTTGCGGTAATCCTTCGGCGTCAGCCCGTCAATAATCGCCTGAATGTCCATTAGCCGGTTCCTCCCGATGCACTGCCGCTGCTGGTGCTGCCAGAGCTGCCGCCGGTCCCGCCTCCCCCTCCACCGAGCCCGAGGCTCATTTTCAATTCGCTAGATTCGCCCTTCGCCGAACTCCCAAGCCCGGCGATAATCGCTTGCAAGGGTGTCATGACATTATTGAACCGCTGCGTCCGAATCTGTTCAGGGATGAGCATGGCGTCCTTGAGGTTTCCCGCTATCAACGGAAGCAGCGTGGCCCCCATGTTCGTAATCGCCGAACCCACAATCCCCGGCGTATTGTTCGGGCTGAACTGCCCACGTAACGCCCCGCCTGCCGAGGCATTGGCAAACATCTTGTTCGCAAAGGCATTGGCCGCCCCTTCTTGCTCTTGGAACAGGCCGGGGATGCTACTGGACATGTTGAACTGCGGGATAGCCTTGTTGCGGTACAGGTCATTCGCCGAATCAAAGAGGCCCGCGAGCCCGTTGACGGCGGTATCAGAGGCATAGCCTTTGTCCTTTCCCAAAAACCCAGAGTTGGATTCTTGGCTGGAATCTGATTTGCCGAACCCGAAATTGAACATGCTGGCCCCCTATGTCTTGATAATGACGTTGACCACAAGAAACGGCGGTACCGTATTGTGCGGATCAAGCGCATCGCCGCTTTGAGTCGCGGAGCTGCCCGTCCCTGGATTCGAGCTGCCCGTTGTCCCCGCAATGACGTTGCCCCCTGAAGATCCATCAGCGGTCGAAATGCTGTGCGCATGCGACTGGACGCCGCTTTCATCACCAGTCAAGAGGTGCGTTTCTTCACCACCCCAGGCCCCAAGGTTGCGAGCCGTGAGAGATGTCCCGCCGCTAATGACTCCCGTTCCGCTCGCTCCCGACTGGTTGCCGGTCCCGGCCCCCATCGGCATGCGCCCGCGCAGGTCAGGGAGGTTGAAGGTCGTCGAGCCGTTGCCTGCGCCGAACGTGGTCCCAATGGCCGTAAAGAGTGCCGCATAGGTGGTACGACTGACCGCTGATCCATCGCAGAATAGCCAGCCGGTCGGCGCGGAGGCCCCGAAGTACAGCGAAGCAGCCCCAGGCGGGATAATGATGCCATCTGAGCCCACTTGTACGGCCAAGCGAGCCGAGAGGGAGGACAAGGAGCCAGGCAGCGACGAGCCAGACCCGAGCGCCGCCTCGATCTGCAGAATGGCCGAGGCCAAGCCGTTGACGTGCTGGGCATCGTAGAGGCTGACGTTATTGACCTGGCTGGTCCAAGTATCGGTGCCGCCCGTACTGAATGCAGAATTGGCAAGGGACAGATCGGCCATCTTATCCTTTCACCTGATTTTTAAGCGCCTTGAGTCGCGTTTGAATGGTGTCCATCACAAAGGGGCCACCCGTCCAGGTGATGCGAAGCGAGGGCCGCGTAACGCGGCATTCCACCGCCGCCTCATAGCGATACGGCACATCCTGCTTTTGGATCTTGAGATAGGGCCGGATGCTATAGATGCGAAACGGCAACGATGTGTCACTATCCGTCGTGAACGTAACTTTGACGCTGACACGGTGCGGCGTAGCCGAGGTGATAACCTGCGTCGTGACTTCGGCTTGGTCGCAGGGGTCAAGTTGCCAGAGCCACAGCACCCCGTCAGGATCTTCAATCGCCGCGAACAATTCCCCTTCGCTGACCGTGGCGTTATCGGTAAGCGACACAATGCCGTCATTGCTGATCGAGGGACGCCAGTACCCGCCGTCCTGGTCGAGCAAGGGCGGGGCGATAATGGGGCGCGGAATGGCGGAACTGGTAAAAGTGATGATCCCGCCTTGGTTGGCGATGCCCACTTCCAAAACTGGCGGAATCGCGGCATCCTGCCCAACCTTGGGGAAGTACCGATCCGGAAAGTACCGCGCTGGAAAATACTTGGTGACATACATTAGAGATTCAACGTAATCGCTGAACGGTTCCCTGAACTATCGACCGTAGCGGACACCACATCGGTACTGTCGGCTACGTCGCGAATGGTAATGGTGGTCGTCGCCGCGCCGGAGAGTTTGCCGCCCAATGTCGCGGTCAAGAGCTTCAACGCCTGCCGCATAGTGATGGTACTGTCGCCGATTTGCTCGTCTAAGATTTCGTCCACAGCATCCGCCGCCAGTGAAGCCGCCGTGATGGCCCCTGATCCCCATGCCGTCCCTGCCGCGTTCACGACATTGACGCCGATTTGGGCACTAGATGTGCTGACCGCCGAACCGGAGATCTGCGTCACGCTGACATCGAGCACATCCGTCCCGGCGATGAAGGAGTCATAGACGTTTGCCGCCAAGACGCAACACTCCACCCGGACCGCCAAGGCTCCGGAGACATGGACGAATACAATGAGCCCGCCGAGCGTGTTGGTATCCGTCGCATCAAGGACGGTGTAGTAGAGCCCCCCGCTGATATGCGTGGCCCCGCCGCTGTTCTTGTCCGCCAGGGTTGTTGCCCCGGCCTTCCACAGCTTGATGTCCGTATTGGCGATAGAGAGGGCGGTCTCGGCGGTATCCCCGTCCGTGGCATCCACAAAGTACCCCAAGGGGATTTCCTGCGAGGCCGTCGATTGCTTGAGATAAATGGGCATTAGGCGATCCCCTGTTGGCGAAGATGATGCACAATAACGGGCATGGTTGAGCCACCACCGGCAGCAACCGGCTTAATCGCCACCGCGACCATGGCCCACAGTTGGATGTTGCCGTTGAGCCAACTCAACGTGGTGGTGCCGCTCCCCGCCTCAGTGCTCCCGGCATATTTAATCGTGCCGCTGGACTGGATAGCGTTCCATCGTGAGGTTTGTCCGCTCCCGACAGAGAGGGTCGATCCGTGGATAATGCAAAGGGTGTCAATCGCAATTTCATCTCCCGCCGCGAGCACATTGACGGTTGGGGTCGTGTCATTGCCGGTCGCTGTGGCCGGAGTCCCGTATGGAGCCGTTTGATGGGCACCTGTAAACGTCACCACGCCAACGCCAATCCCGTAGAGATTGGCGCTGACCGAAACAGAGACGGTATTGCTGCCGGTGGCCGGCGCAATCAGGTAGTACATGCGCACATGGTAGTCGCCATTATCGACAGAGGCGGACGGAATCAGCGTGGCGGCAACCGCGTTATAGGTCACGGCGGAAATGGTCGTGCCATAGTGGTAATAAGAGATCCCAATAATCATCACGCGGTCAGATCCGCTCGTGGTATGGCTAAAGGTGAACGGGCCTGAGCCGTTCCCACTCGCATTGCTGGCTGCGTCAACCGCCAGGGCCATTACGCCATCTCCATGAATGAAAACGGCTGCTGAATGGACTTCCCGTTAGAGAAGGCCGAGAGCCGAATACTTGCCCCTGCCGGGGGCGCTTGGGCGATCCATTCCGCCGTGGGGAGACCTGGCCCGCCTCGATCTGTGAACCCGCACCAGTGCCGCCACGTCGCCCCGCCGTCTTGCGAGATTTCCAGATTGATCGTGATAAATGCTGTTGGGTCCGTCCAGCCAGTGCGATCCAGCGAAATTCCAAACTGCTGTCCTGTCACGCGAGCAGGGCGCTGAATAGCGTAGGTTTTCGCCTTAGCCGTAATACTGTCGGTGCGGCTGGCGGCGATTTCCGTTTTTGTTATCATGGCTCTGCCGTAATGCTGGGAATCCAATAGGTTCCATCAGGGCTTTGGAGGCACCAATCTGTGGTGTAGTTCGCGGCGTTATTCGCCGCTCGATCCACCAAGGCAAATCGCTCACGCAGTTGCATGACCAAGGCAGAATAGGTGCCGCCGTCGCCGTATTTCCCGCCGTCTCCATAGCGATGCAAGGCCATTCGTGCTATACTCCGTGCCGCAAGCGGCGTGACTTCACGTGGCGAGGGCTACCCTGGACGTCTAAAAACGTAGGTAAACAGGGACGGTTCAACTCCGTGCGCCAGCATAGGTACCGATGCCCGCTTGCAAAAACCCCCATCAATCCGTCACCGCCTGCAAGGGAATATTTTGGGCAATGATGCCGGGGAGGTCGTAGACATCGACCGATGCCACGGCTTCATCTTGGCTCAAGTCCATATGGACGCCGCGCAGGTACTTTTGCCGCGAGGGAATGCCGAAATCCTCAAACATGGTTTGGTAGACGCCGGTGATGGCGTTGTCATCCAGCCCCACCGCATCGGTAAAGGTGTTGGGCACGTCAAGCCGATAAACGAACGCCCCATTTGCGCTGTTGCCTTCACCGCCATACACCGAGTTGTCCCCGTTGGCGTTCTCGACCCAGGCGCAGCCGACCGATTGCCCATCCATCGGCCCATACCAAACAGGCTCACCATCCGTGAGCAGAAAGGCGCGAATATCCATCCAGAATTGCTTGGTGGAAAAAGTATCAGTCCCGACCGGAATCCCGAGGTACAGTTTGCGGTCATGGTAGGTCATCCAGACTTGATTCAGCGCCGCCGTGTTGGCTGCGTCACAGCCAGGAATGTCACCAGTGGCTTTGATCTTGTCGCCCACGTAACGGCCCGTGAGTGACCCTTCCGGCATGAAGTACACATTCAAGTCGGTAGTGAACCAAAAGACGCCAACCCCAGGCACCGTACAGACCGATTTCGGGCTCGCCGTGCCAATGTTCGGGTCTAGTAATTGAATGGAGCCGTTCTCTCCGGTCGATGGCGATAACGATGTGACATCATCGCCAAAGTCCGTACCGGAGATGAGGTAAAAGGCATTCGATTGAAACGCCAGCGCCCCAGGGTAGAGCGTGTCCGTCCCGCGTACCGTGAATGGATGAATGACGGTAAAGAGTCCTGGCTTGATTGGCCTGAGCGTGGCCCAGCTGGAGTTATTCGACCAGACGTTGTCTACGCGCGGGTTGGTGCGCTCGATGCCGTTGACCGTAATCGCCATGAGCCGATCCAGCACCGGCACCACTGGCCCGCGTGCCGCAGGGATGGCGGTTCCGCTCACGGTGGAAAAGGTCGTGCCGTCGTACTTCCTGAGCGTGTCCGTGGCGTTGCTGATATAGACGCTGTCGGTAATCGGCCAGGTGGCGAAGTAACATTCAAGGTCGGATGTCATGCCAGTGGTGAGGGAAACGGCGGTTCCGGCATCGCTTAAGGAGGCAATCTTGGTATCGTAGGCGATGAGGCGCTTACTGGTTGGCGACCCTGCCCCGTAGTAGTATTTATGCCCGCCACGGATGCGATAGTTACCGAGCGTGGTGGGGTTGATGCGCGTGGAACCGTTCCGCCCTCGCACCCCGCCTTGCCAGATGCAGTTCTGCATAATGACGGCTTCACCCTGGATCAAATCCTGGTTGGCCTTATACAAATTGATGCCCAGGACAGGGTCTTTGTATTCGCAGCGTTCGCGCCCGTCAGAGCCGGTGCCGCTGATGCGTCCGCGCAGGGCCATTAGTTGTTGCTCCCCGCCGAGACGTAGGCTTTGGTACCATCCGGCGAATAGACGGAATACACATCGGTGGCCCCTGGGGTCAGGTTGGCGCTGCCTGGGCAAATCAGGTTCGTCCCGTCTACCAGTGTCGTGTTGCCGTCAGAAAACAGCAGCGTGTAGACCTCGCCACGCATAAGGTTGTCGAACTGAGTAATGTTTGTGGCGCCAGTATTGGCAATGGTAAAGCGGTTGCCGATGGCAAGGCTTGGCGTCGTATCGGCATCGGTCGTGGCAACCGGCCAGCCCTGCGCCGTGGTATTCGACTCTGACAAGTTGATGAGATTGATCCGGCTGATGGTGGTTGCCTGTCCAGCAACGCCGACCAACGTTCTCCCGTTGCTGTTGCCGTTACCAACAAGATTCTCAAGCGTAATCGGCCCGAAGGTGCCGGTCCCGCTGGTTCCGAACCATGTATAGGTGCCTGCGCTTTGGGTGCTCCAGTTGTAGGCGTTGCAGTCCTGCACTTTGACGAGCCCGACCGTCGCCCCGGCTGCGGTTGAGACATGCACGCCCTGATATTTCGTGGTTCGCGTGGAACAGCCGCGCACCGTAACAGCGCGGATGCTCGATGTGCCTGCCGCCGACACATGCACATTGCCGAGAATGGAGGCCGTACTATCCACGCTGGAGAATTTGCAATTTTCGACCGTGAGGGCTTCCAGCGTTTCCGTTCCATACGTGCCGCACAAGACGCCCNNGTTGCGGACATTCCAGGTCGGGTACGCCTGGTCATCGTCAGGCGCAACGCCGTTGCCGACCAACTTGATGGCCTGCGCTTCGCCCTGTGTGGCATTACGAATACTGAAGTTATCCAACACGATATTTTTTGAGCCGAAGAAGTACACGGCATGTTCGCCGGTATTGTTCTGGTCGAGCGTGTTGTTGTAGCCATGGACTTGCTTGGCGCGGTTCACGTAGAGGCAGGAACCGATATAGTTAGAGGCGGGGCCAGACGTGACGCGGTCTACATTGTAGGCATCACCCCCATCCAGATAGAGGCCATTGTTAAAGCCTCGCACCTTGACATGGTTCCACCGAGCGTAGAGACCGCCACCGCTGACGGTGACGCCATCGAGGTCCATCCGTGCGCCATACATCGCCCTATCGAGCGTGAGGTCTGAGGCGGTACGCAGTTGCAGGTATTCGAGCACATGGCTCCGCGTGAAGGTAAATCCATGCTTCTGGCTGGAATCTGCCGTAAATTCAAAAATCGATTGGTTTTCAGTAATGCCCTTGATGTAGACCGGACCAGTAAAAGCAATCGTGTCATCGCTCTGAATCGTATAGCCAGGGGCGTGAATTCCCCCGCCGACTGACCCGAAGGCTGCAGCCAGCTTTTGCATGGCCGTCTTGCCTGCCGAGGCGGACACCCCAGGCGTGGCGCCGAACCATCCAGGCCAGACCCAGCCAGGCTTCGCAAAGGTAATCGTGCCGCTTGAGGCATCCAGGCAATTCTGATAGGGCGGACAGTCAATCGTGTCGCCGCTATAGAGCGTGAGCGTCACGCCGACAGCAGGCGTCAGCTTCCCCGCCCCGAGAAAGCGCCAGGAAATATTCGGGTAATTCGTCAAATCAGTATTCGCATTGACGGCAGTGTTTTCGGTGACAATGAGGGTCGTCTTGGTGACGGTCCCGATGTTCGCCAGCGCCGCGTTGATCGTCCCATGCTTGAAAAGGGTATCGACATTGAGGGCGTACTGCCGCACGTCCTCGAACCACTTGTTGTAGACCAGTTGAACGGAATCGGTATCAACGAGGGTGCGTGTCGCCATCTAGCGATACCCTTCGACTTGCGTCATGTTGTAGTTGTGCGTGGCGTACTTCTTCAGCATGAGTTCCCAGATTTGCAGGGCTTGGGAGTAGCGGTCGTCATCGTAGCGTTGCATGGCCTGCACCTTCGTGCCTTGCATCCACAACGACCGACGCTCTCGCAGATGCTTCACAAACAACGTGCCGGTTTCGTCCAAGAGTGTCAGATTAGGCCGATAGGTCATCACGCAGGCGTAACGGTTATGATCCGGCGCGGGGAAGATGCGATAGGCCGGGGCGCTGCCGGATGGCGGGGCAATGGAGGTGACCGTGTAGAACTTCGGGAAACCGATGTTAGGAGCCAGCTGTTTGCTGAACCAGTTCGCCTCATCGTCCCGCACCAGCCGCTTCATTTCTGTCGCAATGAGGTAGGTACTGGTGCTATCCGGCGTGGTCAACCAGGCGGCATTCGGCGTCAGCACCTTCGTGCTGGTATCCAGGTTCAGGATTTGCCGATGTTGCCCGACGCCGGTTCCACCCGTAATGAAAATGAACAGCCCTTGAATGGCCGATTCATCAGCGGCGAAGTCTGCGGCGAGCGTAATGGTCGAAGATGTCCCGGCCTGCGCCGTCCCGGCATAATCTTCCGGCCCAGAATACACATCAATATGAATGGCAGCATCGAGGTCTGCCGGCGTGACGAGATAGCCCTTCCCGGCCTGCAAGAGTAAGTAGTAGCGCGTCTCCAGCAGATGGTCGGTCGGGTTGTGCAGCCAGAGGTCGGTCTTGACCGTCTGGAATCCATCTTCCGCCAGCTCCGTAATCTGTGCAGCCGTTGGGCTGGGAATGCCGGATTGTTTCAGCGCCGCCGTACAGATTGAGGTCACGGTGGGATTGGAAGGAATCGCCATTTAGTTTTTCCCTGCCACAATAATGTGATCGATCCAATGCTCAAGCGGGACCGGATGCACCGGGGTGCCGGAGCCGTCCCAGGTTTCCGTCCAGACGAAATTATTCAGCCCTGTCGCAGCGGTCCCGTAATTGAGCGTGGTGTAATTGCCGCACAGCACGCCGTTGACCCACCAACGCACAATGCCATCTCGTGAAATCAGCGTGGTACTGGTGCGGAGCTGCACTTCGATGCGCGTCCACTGACCGGGAATAATCTCTGAGCTGCTGACGTTCGAGCGTCCTTCCAGCCCGAGGTCGAGCGACATAATGTGGGAGTTATCGACATTCCCCGAATTGTGTCCAAAGAAGAAGCGCGGGTTACCGCCGCCCTTGGTAATGCCGTTCAGAAGGCCGAAATAGCCGTTGCTATTATTCCCGCGCAGGAAAAACATCTTGTCGTTCGTCGCCCTGCCGGTCCATTGCGGGTTGGTGCGCCAATAGATCCCACAATACAGCTCTCGATAGCTGTTGCCGGCGGGCAAGTAATACTCCAATTGCGCCCCACCCGATTGCGTGCCCACTTCCAGCCGCGTCATGATGCACTGCGGCGGGGATAATGGGGCCGTGCTGTCGCTTCTGAGCCCGCCGTTCCCACCGACTCCCCCGGTCATGCCTGGGGCCAAGATCGTGCTGCAGGAATGGTTTAGAAAGACCGTGGCATCTGATGGTAATTGCGGCCATGTCCCTGTGCCTGGAGGGGGGACTGGCGGCGGGTCTGACGGCGCGGGAACTGTGAAGTTGACGCTCACGGCTGTGATCGTGTACCCGCTCCCGCTGGTATGCGTGAACCGAATCGTATTGTTGCCGTTTTGGAACAGGCTCACATTCGGCGTGCGCACCACGGAGGCGGATACGCCAGCATTGGCAGGGGTATCAGCCCAAATGACGCTGGCTAGTTGTCCGTTGATGTAATAAGCCCCCATCTCTCCGGTCAGGTTGACGCCGGTCACGGTCATCGTCGCGCCGTTCGCATTAGAGGGCTTAGACAGCGAGACCGTCAGCAGCGCATCTTCCGGCAAAATGGAGCCGGTCAGCACAAAGGGGAGGCTGGTCTGCGTAGCCGGAGGAGTCGGGGTGACGGGCGTCGTAAAGACGGGCGTCCCGATGGCCGTAATGGTGTAGCCTGCGCCGCTATCATGCGTGAAGCGGAGCGTGTTGCTGCCGTTCACCATATAGGCCACTGGGATAGACAGGGAGACGGTCGCCGAGATGCCCGCATTGCCTGGGGCTGTGGCCCAGACCGCCACGCTGTTGCTGCTGCCGTTGACATAACAGCGTCCATAGGAGGCCGCGAGGTTCACGCCGGTCACGCCGGTAATGGCGATGGTGCAGCCATCCGCATTGCTGGGCTTGTTGGCGGTCAAGGTGTAGGTGCCCTCTTCGGGGGCCGTCCCGTTCAGCGTAAAGGGCAAGGTGGTCTGTGTGGTGCTGCCGCCTCCAGTGGTGGTCGTGGTCGTGATGGCAATCGAAAAGACGCTGTTCAGGTTGTCGTGCGCCGTGCCTGGGCCAGACGGAGGCCCGACGATAAAATCCAGCGTGTCATCTATGGCGATGGAGCCGGTCAAGTTGGCAATCGCGTAGCCGGTGAAGTCTCCTGCCGCCACCGACTGTGGGCCATAAATCGTGGCCCCGTTCTTCTTGATCGTGACCGGCAAGGCCGATGTCCCATTGAGACCCTGGTCATAAAAGAGAATGCTGCCGGTAATGCTGTAGGTCCCTGCAGAGGGTGACGTAAACCGACGCACCACGCCGACCGTAGGCCCTGAATGGCATCCCGTATTCCAGATGAATTGATAGAGCTGCGGCCCCGTCCAGAGCTGCCGGGTCGCGTCATAGGTCAGCG